GAATTGGGCAAATCAATATGCCACAGATGCTATGAGCCGAGAAAACACGCTGGTCACCTCAAATACTTATTTAGACGTACCGGAGGAATGGCTAGGGCCCGCGTTTTTAGATGAAGCACTTGACCTAAAGCAGACAAACCCTAAGGCTTACGAACACGAATATCTCGGAGTACCAGTAGGTACGGGAGGAAACGTGTTTGAGAACGTAGAGCCACTATATATGAATGATGATATGATACACCACTTCGATAAGATATTTAGTGGTATAGACTGGGGTTGGTACCCTGACCCGTTTGCTTTTACCAAATGTTATTTCAATGCTTCAAAAAGAGACCTTTATATATTCGCCGAGTTTAGGGTAAATAAGATGTCAAACAAAGATACGTTCAATAAGTTATACCACGAACTTACGGTATATCCAGAATATATAGGTGATGATAATGAGGTACACCCTGCTATGCCATTTATGAAACAAGATGAAATTGTAACGGCAGATAGTGCAGAACCTAAATCTGTATCTGACTATAAGAGTTATGGCGGATATGGGTGCAGACCTGCAGAAAAAGGACCAGATAGTATAAACTATTCTATGAAGTGGTTGCAATCATTGAACCACATTTATATAGACCCTAATAGATGCCCGCAGACTTTGAAAGAGTTTGTGGAGTATGAGTACGATAGGGATAAAGAAGATAACGTAGTAAGTGGTTATCCAGATATGAACAATCATAGTATTGATAGCGTTAGATATGCCACAGAGAGGTATTGGAAACGCAAAGGACAATGATTACTTTCTTATTCATTTTCTGTTTTCCTTCATATGTGAAATTCAAGCGGCCAGACTGGTCACCGTTATAGCCGGTTATGCTTATGATGTTTGAAAATGCAGAAAAATTTATGTTTGATGGTGTTGGTGAGTACGGAATACCACAAGTAGAAGCCGTATATGAAATGCCGGAAATACAGAAGTGGATAGAATTTGCCTATTGTAAAAGATTTAGGGCAGATAGATATGATAGGTCAAAAGTAGGTGTACATTGTTTTGAACCTGATTATAAGTTTGATAGACTTTGGCAAAAACCGGATAAATATGCCGAAATGATTATGCAGTTTGGATGTATGCTAGGTCCAGATTTTTCAATGTATACAGATTTTCCTAAAGCACTTCAAATTTATAATCATTATAGAAAACATTGGCTGACGGCATACTACCAAATGGTGTATAATATAACTGTGGTACCTACGATAGGTTGGGTAGATAAAGACAGTTACGATTGGTGTTTTGATGGAGAACCAGAAGATAGTATTGTAGCAGTATCAAACGTAGGTCTTGGTAATAGAAAAGATGCGAAGCAAATATTCAGAGATGGATATAATGAAATGCTCACAAGACTACAACCCAGAAAGGTGTTAATGCTCACAAGAAATTTTGAAGATTATCCAGGACCCATTGAGTATATCAGGTGGGAATTGCATAAAGGAGACCAGATACAGTAATGGGTAGTAGAGGATTAAGTTCAAAAAGAGGCGGTGAGCAGTCATCCGCAAAATTATTAGGTAAAAAACTAGAAGAAATATTTGAACGGTATCCTAATGTTATTGAGGCGTTGAGAATAGTTAATCCTAATTTTGATGAGTATTGGTTGAGGTATCCACCAACTGAACGAGATGAAGGTTCAGAATATTGGAAATGGGGAAAGAATTGTGCATTGGTTGTAACAGCAGCCGCATTACAGTTGATGGGATATGATGTAGAGGCAATGCCGAGAGATACAGTTTGGAGAGGTTTTGATAACGTGTTTGAGTTTGACTGGAAAGACTATGATAATTATATGTCTCCAGGTGATGTGGACAGATTCAATTATTCGGGAACCGATTATTTTGGAAGTTATAGCAATCCAAATAAAACGTCAGATTGGAAAATGTCTACTGAAACAAACGATAGTGTAGCAAGTGTTGTTGACAATAAAATGCAACAATGGGGCACACATTCTTTTGCAGCCATGAATGTTTCTTGGAAACAAGGAGGTGCTCATGTGGTAATTGTATATAGAGAAAAATATCGTACCAGTGTATTTGATTTTCAAACACATCGTTCCTATGATATTGAGGACTATTTCAAAAAGGATATAGAAAAGGATAGTGTGGGTCTATATAGATTAGATAATAGAAAAATCAAAGATAAGATTAAAGATGGCAATAAAATATTTAGACGTAGAAAGAAAAGAAAGGGAGGGAAACAGTAATGGCAGAAGATAGAAAAAAGAAAACAGTAAAAAAGAATTTAGGCTCAACAAGTAAATCAAAGACAAAAAGAAAACCAAAAAAAGAGCCGCCTAAAGTATATATTTGGGACTAGGAGGTATTCCTATGAGTTTCAGTTCCATATGGAATAAAGTAAAGGAGAGTATAGGAAAAATGTTAGGTGCAAAAACCATAGAACAGGTACTTGGTGTAAAATCAAGTGTTTCACAAGAAATGGAAGCGGCGATAACATTATGGTCGAAGATGTATGAGAATAAAGCCCCATGGTTGAAAGAACCAACTAAAGATGATCCAGTACGAATTACTTCTTTAGGACTTCCTGCATTGATAGCCAGTGAAAAAGCAAGAATGGCTACTTTAGAAATGGAAGTAGAAATAAATGCACCCATGGAAGAGATAGAAGAACCTAATCCTGATTACATACCACCTGGTACAGATGAGAACGGTATGCCTACTCTCGGTCAGGGTGCTATGACAATAAAGAAGAATGTGCCAAAGGGTAATACAGAACGTGCTGATTTTATAGCGGATGAGTTTGAAAAGGTCAAGAAAAACATTCGCAGACAGTTAGAGTATGGTATTGCTATGGGCGGTCTTGCAATTAAACCCTATCCTGTCTTTGATGATGACTTTAAATCCAACGCTAAATTTGACGATTCTAGCGAAAAATCGAACGCAGACAATAAAACTATCGAGAGCAATGATAAAAACGCAAAAATGAGCGTAAATCAAGCGAAATCAAACGATAGTAGTGTCAAAGAAAAGAAAGATTATAAAGCACACTTTGAGTTTGATTATATACAAGCAGATGGCTTTTATCCTCTTGCGTTTGATGCCAGTGGCAAAATGACAGAGGCAGCCTTCATTCAGAAGAAAGTGGATAAAGATACAACATATAGCCGTATAGAATATCATAAACTTGTAGGTAAGCAATGTACTATAATAAATTTGGCATATAAATCAAACAAAATGCTTAAAGGACTTCAACCCGGTACAGAAACAGACCTTGGCATAGAAATACCACTTACAGATGTGCCTGAATGGTCAGGGTTGCAGAAGAAAACTGTAATTGATGGTGTTGATAGATTGCTCTTTGCTTACTTTAAGATGCCCGAAGCAAATACAGTTGATACTTACTCACCGCTCGGTGTTTCTGGATATAGTAGGGTTGTAAACCTTATTAAAGATGCCGATATGCAGTACAGTAGAACACTTTGGGAATTTGAGGGTGGTGAACTTGCGATAGATGTTGACCGTGACGCCTTAAAACTTGTAATGGATGAGCAGGGCAATGATAGAACAGAAAGACCTATTTCACAAGAACGTCTATTCAGAAAGGTAGACCTTAATGCAGAAGATACGTATAACGTATTTGCACCTGCGTTACGTGATGGTTCATATCTCAATGGACTTAATGCAATACTTGTTAGAATAGAGGATTGTATTGGTATGAGTAGAGGTTCTATTTCAAACACACCTCTCAATGAAGCAAAGACGGCAACAGAGTTAAAGATATTACGTCAGAGAAGTTATTCTACCAATGCTGATATTCAGATGGCATTAGAAGATACACTCAAAGATGTGGTATATATAATGGATATTTATTCAACGCTTTACAATATTACACCGCAGGGTGAATATGAATGTTCATTTGAGTGGGATGATAGTATATTGGTAGATATAGAAACAGAACTATCCAAGAGATTAACTCTTATGCAATCAGGACTTGCATCAAAACTTGAAACAAGAATGTGGTACTTCAATGAAACAGAGAATCAAGCGAAGGCCGCATTGCAGAAGGTTGATGATGAAGCAAAAGAAGCCATTGCAACTAATATGGCAGCCCAGCAACAGATGGGAGAAGAAGCACAGAATCAGGCACCAGGTACTTTTAAGCCTGAAAATCTTTCTAATCCACTTACTGGTGTAAAAGCAACGAATGAGCAGAAGGCAAAGAAATTCGCTAACGATAATAAGGAAGAGAAGAAATGAAGTACATCATAATGTGCGGAGGGTGGGCTTGTAATTGCGAAAAACCCAAACATCTATTTCAGTACAAAGATAAGACCATTGTAGAAAGAACCATAGATTTATTGCATGAGTGTGGTGTAAACGATATTGCAATCACTACTTCTCCTAATAGGGTGGATAATTATAATAAGTTCGGAGTAGAAGTAATACCATATGAATCAAACAATATTCCATTTGTATGGTTAGATGCTTTTTATCTTATGGAAGAACCTGTCTGTTATATGTTTGGTGATGTAGTGTATTCTACTTATGCAGTTAAAACCATTGTGGAAACTGAAACAGATAGTATAGAGTTTTTTGCAAGTGCTCCACCTTTTGCCCGTAATTATCCCAAACATCATGCAGAACCTTTCGCTTTTAAGGTTGTTGATAATAAGAAGTTTAGGGAATGCGTGTTAAAAACCAAAGAGTGTAAGAAATATAATGTGTGGCGCAGAGAGCCTATATCATGGGAACTCTGGCAGATAATAAAAGATACAAGACCAAATAATATCGTTTATGATAATTATACGGTAATAAATGATTATACTTGCGATGTCGATAGTGAGTGGGAGTTAAACCAGTGGAACAATATCTAATTCATACCTGTAAACAAAGAAAGTGGTACGTCAATAAATACCTTATACCATCTATGATGGAACAAGGTATAGAAAAAATATTGGTATATTGTGATGAAGATGGTGAAGGTCAAATAGTATCTTTAATGAATAGTTTTAAACTTGTTAAATGTGACGATACATGGCATTTACAGGATGATATTATTATCAGCAGTAGGTTCAAGGAACTTACGGAAGAGTATAATAAAGGCATAGTGTGTGGATTTTGTAATAGTTTCTCTAATGGTGCACCAGGATATTTGAGTTTACCTCATATGTGGTATTCAATGCCATGCATAAGAATACCGGGTGATATATTTGCACACTTTATAAATTGGATGCATCAAGCAGATACACAAAGACGTTTTCAGGCATTCTTTGCTGAAAAGAAGCATGACGATATGTTCTTGCAGTATTTCCTTAAAGAGAACTATCCTAATATACGCATAAGAAACCTTAAACCAAATGTAGTTAATCATATAGACCATCTTATAGGTGGTTCAGTTATAAATGGTGGTAGAACAAAGAATCCAGAATATTTAATGGCAACATATTGGGATGAACCTGAGTTGCTAGTAGATATTGAAAAGAAATTGAAGAAAGGAGGTAGGAATAAATGAAACTGATAGACTTACTTACGGCAATGGGAAAAGACAATATCAATCCCAAAGTAAGTGTCACGGTGTATGATGATGAGAATGTCGCACTTATCACCTATAATTCAGGTGGGTATTCTTGGATAGAATCTGATTTAGGACCTAAGAAAGTTAAGAAGGTACAGATTGCATCAGCACAGTTGGTGAATGTGTATATTGATGACCAGGATGACACTAATGTTACACCTGATCCTACACCTACACCCGATCCTGACACAGATGGCGGTACATCATAAAATATACCAAAAGGTATTGACTTTTGGTATTTATGTTGTATAATTATTAACGAAGTAAGGTTGCACTCAACAACATTTAAAAATGAGTACATTCAACGCAGTACAGTACCTGCGGCTTTACAAGTAAAACTGATATAAAAGAATGTGGAGGTAACAAAAGATGACAGTTAAGGAAGTTTTTGACAAAGCGGAAGAGGGTACTTTAACGTATGCACAGTTCGAGGAATTGGCAAAAGATGCAAAATTCGCTGATTTGGCAACAGGTGATTATGTATCAAAGAAGAAGTACGATGATGAGTTATCAGGTAAAGATGGGCAGATTAAAACCTTGAATGACACAATCTCAAACAGAGATAAAGACCTGAAAGAACTCAAAGCGCAGTTAGAAACTGCGGCACAGGCAGATGGAGCAGACAAAGAAGCACTCGAAAAACTTACGGCTGATATGTCAGCATTGCAGGATAAATACAATGCAGATACAAAAGCATACAAAGCACAGTTAGCAGAACAGTCCTATGAATTTGCAGTTAAGGAATATGCTAATAGTATTGAGTTTTCAAGTGCGGCAGCCAAAAGAGATTTCATTGGGCAGTTGAAAAACGCAGGTTTAAAGATGGATGGAGATATGATACTTGGTGCTGATGATTTCAGAATGAAATATCAAGAAGCCAACTCCGATGCTTTTCCTGTAGTAGAAGAACCTAAGCCTGCTGAACCTGATAAGCCATTGCCGAAATTCGTAGATGGTACTGGTACGCCGACAGGCAAGAAACTTTCTTTATCGGAACTGATGCGGATGAAAAACGAAAATCCGGATGTAAATGTTAATGTATAGGAGGAATGAAATATGCCGTATTTTGACAGCAAACTTTTCAATGGTGAAGTATTTCAGAAGTACGTAGACCGTATTCCTAATCTTCATCTCAACGAACTTATTAAGTCTGGCGCAATTATAACAAGACCTGAACTTGCAAGTGCAATGACAGACCAGGTTGGTGGTAACTATCTTACAACTCCCTTGAAGGGACTCATCGGTGGGGATCCGCTTAACTACGATGGTGTTACAGACATCACAGCAACTAGCACACAGACATACTCACATAGCCGTGTAGTTGTTGGTCGTGCTAAAGCATGGACAGAGAAAGACTTCTCATATGACATCACCGGTGGTGTTGACTTCATGGAGAACGTAGCACAGCAGGTAGCAGAATACTGGACAGAGCAGGATCAGTTAACACTTATCTCTATTCTGAATGGTATCTACAACATGGCTGATGATGCGGGCGCACAGTTCGTAGAGGAACATACACATGATGTATCAGCACTTACAAACACAGAGAATGTTGTAGGTTACATGGATGCAACCACACTTAATACCGCAGTTCAGAAGGCTGCCGGTGACCACAAGGGTCAGTTCTCACTTGCACTTATGCACTCAAAGGTAGCAACAGACCTTGAGAACCAGAACCTGCTCACTTATATCAAGTACAATGATGCGAACGGTATGCAGAGAGATACGAACATTGCTACTCTCAATGGTAGACTTGTTATCGTTGATGATGATATGCCAGTTATTACACAGGGTAGTGGTACATCAGCAGTTAAGAAGTACGTAACCTACGTATTCGGACGTGGCGCTATTGAGTACACGAACTGCGGAGCAAAAGTACCTTCAGAAATGAGCCGTGATCCTAAGACAAATGGTGGACAGGATACTCTGTACTCTCGTCAGAGAAAGTGCTGGGCACCTTATGGTATCTCGTTTACACAGTACTCTATGTCAACGCTTTCACCTACGAACACCGAACTTGAAATCGGTGCTAACTGGGAAATCGTTAATACGGGTGGCGTAAGTAAGCAGTATCTGCCTCACAAAGCAATACCTATTTCAAGAATAATCTCACTTGGCTAATATAAATCTGTTTAAGGAGGTCTGTCATGTATCTTACCTATGAAGAATATCAAGCATATGGAGGACAACTTGACGAGACCTCCTTTACTGATTTAGAGTTTGATGCCGAATCCACTATTAACTGGTACACATTCAATAGATTGTTCAAAGACGAATGGAAAGATGCGATAGATACACCGGAGTTTAAGCGTTGTGTCTATCAACTTATCAGAATTAAGCAGTTGGAGAATGAGTTGATTATGGGTGGTGTTGGTGAAGGTGGAATCGGTTGGACAAAAGAGCCAGGCATAGTAAAAGAGAGCAATGACGGTGTTACCACTGAATATAATGTTTTGAGTTCTGGTGAATTGCTTGCATATGCAAATGGTACCAGACCAAAGAAAGACATTATAGATAGATATTTAGGTAGCATTGTCAATGACTTAGGTAGAAGATTGCTTTACAGAGGAATTTATCCAGGAGAATAATATGTTTGGATATACATTTGAAGTAGTAAACAAAAAGACTGGTGACAAATATCTTGGTAAGAGATATGCCGCATCTTTCAATAAAGATTATTTCGGCGAAGAGTTTAATGACGCATTAGCGAAAGATATTGAGAAGTATGGTAGACCTTCTTTTGAAGCAAGAATGATTATGCCATATGAAAGTATCGAAGCAGTTGATGCCGCATATGCAGAATTAAAGCCTGTAGAGAAACCCAAGAAGAAAGCGGTAGTTGAAGCGGTAAAAGAAGAAATACCAGAAGAAGTACCAGTTGAAAAGAGACCGTCCAAGAGAAAGAAAAAGTCTGAGGAGTAGTGATGAACCATTACCCAAGTTGGTGGAATGAAACCATTACAATCTACAACAAATATACAGATCCTGTATCAAAACTGATTACATGGCATAGACACGTTGTAGTAGGTGCTTTCTGGAAGAACATCGGCGAGAAGATAAATATAGGAAATGTTGTAATAGAAACAGATACTATAATTTGTCGAATCAGAAAAGATGAGGAATTTCTACCAAAGCATGAGTGGAAGAATTTACCAAATGATGAGATGGAAGATTTCTACACATTGGGTCGTGGTGATATAATCATTCGTGGTAGGGTTGAAGATGAAGTTGATGAGTATACCAAAGGCTATAAATCTACTGACCTTGTGAATAAATATAAGGACCTTCAAGGTTGCATGACGATAGATAAAGTCACAATCAATACAGAAGGTGGTAGAGGAAACGAACACTATCTTGTAAAGGGAAAGTAATGTCGGAAATAAGCGTTTCAATACCATATAAACTGGTTCAAGAAGTATTGCTTGAGGAAAGTGATAGGTATGTTAAACGAATTTGGAAGGATAGAAAAGAGGCTTGTATATTAGCCGCTGGTGACATTCTTCAGGAAAACGGTTATTTGCCGAAAGGAACAACATACGAAGCATGGGGAAACCAATTATGGTTTAGTGTTGATAAAGGCACTAATGCAGATTTAGCACATTACTTTCACGAAGGCATGATATATGGTCCGAATATTCCTATTTTCAAGAAAGATGCTAATGGTAAGAAAACCAACGAGATTTTACGTTTTATTAGCCCAAAAGGTAAGTTGAAGCATCCTATATATGCCATGACTACACAGGGTCCGCATAAGCCCGCAGGTGTTGCTCATTGGACAGATGAGATACAGCCGAATGGAAAATTTTTCAATCAACTTGTGTGGCGTATAGCAGAAATACTGGAGAAATAAATGCCAAGAGTAGACTTAAACAAACGTATTTTAGAATACATATATGAATGTCCTGTGGTAGAAGAAAATCCTATGTATTTCACAGTAGCCGAAGAACAGGATAACAGTAATCAACTTCTTGTAGGTAGAGAAGAGCCTCGTGACGAAATAGCCTATGTAGACGGTACAGTAGAGAGAACCTATAGAGCCGAAATACTAATGTACAAGTCGGTCGCATATAGTCCAATCGTAACAGAAGAAACAAGCGAAGGCAAAAGAGTGCCATCAGACTTATATCTCAATGAAAATTTAGAGGATATTGAAGATGGTCAAACACTTATAGATTGGATTCAAGAACAAAATGATAATCGGCACTTTCCAAATTTTGGAGAATGGTGTATAATAGAAAGCGTAGAAACAACTTCTAATAGACCAGTGCTTAATGGTGTAAATCCCGAATTAGAGCCGCCGTTAGCACAATATAGTGTCGGTTTGGTAATAAAGTATTTAGATACATCAAAACAACTTTGGAATAATTAAGAGAGGAGAAAAAGACAATGGCAGTAAGTCAGTTTAATCTTGCCCAGAATCAGAGGGCAGAACGTAAGTTGCTTCTTACGGTAGCAGAATGGACAGAAGGAACAACACAGGAAAGAGAACTTCTTGGTAGACGTACAGAAGATTCTAGCATAGAGTATAACGCAGACCAGAGTACAACTACAGATATTCTCGGTATCAACTATACGGATATCAATAAGACCCAGCCTCAGCAGGACTTCGATCCGTATCTGATACTTGGTGGTTCAAAACTTGGTGCAAAACTTAATGATATTCGTAGAAGGAATGCACTTTCAGAACTTTCACAGTTTACGCTTTATGTCATCACCGCATATGTTGGTAATGCACAGGATGGATATCAGGCAGAGAAGCATACAAACTGCACAATCACTTATAATTCACTCGGTGGAGATGCAAATGTAAATATGCCCATATCCGTGTTCTTTAGTAATGAGATTACGAACGGTACTGTTAATAAATTGAGTATAGATTTCAACTTCACACCTGATGCTACAATTTAATAAAGATGGAGGAAAGCAGAATGATTGAGGAAGTAAAGGATAAAAACATCGTAAATCTTGATTTATCAGAAACCGCAAGAACAAAGATATGGGTAAATGGAGATTGTACCAAAGTGCTTGAACTTAACCTCACAGATATGGGTGTTATGAGCAGACTTCAGGATTCATATCCTAAACTTGATGAACTTACGGCAGAGGTAAAGAACCTTGCCTCTGCCGATATTTCTGATGAGGAAATAGTTGCAACATTCAAAAAGATAGATAAGCAGATGAGAGATATTGTAGATAACATATTTGATTATCCTGTTTGTGATATTTGTTGCGATGGCGGTTCAATGTACGATCCAGTTGGTGGTCAGTTAAGATTTGAGTACATTATAGACAGAATATCCAAATTGTACAAAACAAGCCTGAACGAAGAATTTAAACGTATGCAGGCTAAAATGAAAACTCATACTGCTAAATATACGAAGTCCAGCACAAAGAAACGCAAATAGTTATGTATTATGACTTACCTACTTCCATAACAATAGAAGATAGAAGTTACGCCATAACTAATCAGGGCGATTTCAGAATGGTGTTAGATTGCTTTTCAGCGTTAAGTGATATAGAGTTAGGCGAGGACTACCGTGTTCTCGCCGCTTTGCTTATATTCTATGATGATTTTAACGATGTAGAAGATATACCACAAGATGAAGATACGTTGAGAGCATTGGTTAAAGAAATGATGACATTCTTTAACTGCGGTCAAGAAGATGATAGCAACACACCAAGTCCCAAACTTATTGATTGGGAACAAGATGCTCAAATGATAATGGCTGCCGTAAACAATGTTGCTGGTAAAGAAGTAAGGGCAGAAGAATATGTGCATTGGTGGACATTTACAGGATACTATATGTCGATAGGCGAAAGTATGTTAGCCACAATAGTATCAATAAGGAATAAGATTTTGAAGGGTGAGAAGTTAGAAAAGTGGGAACAGAAGTATAGAAATGAAAATCCTAAATACTTTAACTGGAATTCAAAATCAATCGAAGATATGGAACTTGACCAACTGATGTATGAGTTATGGGATAATGGAGATAAATAATGACTAATGCGGTTGCAATACAACTTGACCTTGATATTGATTTACGCAATGTTAGAAGAAGAGGACAGGAGATAGGAAATATCTTGGAACGTTCTCTTAATAGGAATACTCGTTTACAGGCGCTTACACATCTTGAAAGACAAATAGACCAAGTACGTCAAAGAGTGCGTGGAATACAAACTGATTTACAACGAGCAATGACTACTCCTGTTGAAACACCAAGACTTGCCCAAATGACAAGGGAATTGGAGAATCAAAGACAGGTATTGTTGCAGATAATAGATGAACACGCACAAATCAATAATCTTACAAGACAACAGGCAGAAGCACAAGTTTTTGGTGGTAGGCATAATATATCTACTTATAGTGGTATAATGACTATAAAGGAAATCAATCAATTAACGCAAGCGTACCAGAGATTAGAACGTCAACAAACTGCACTTGCACAATCTCCAAGAGGTTGGCAAATAGACCAAGAAGCAGTAGAAAGATTACGTCACGAATTAGATGTTACTACTGATAGGATGCACGAATTGATTTTACGTCATCAGGAATTGTCATATACTAGTGGCAATTCTATTCAGAACGCACTTCAACCACTCATAAATTTCAATAGTGAGATAAGTCAGACAATGGGAGCATTTAGTCAGGCATTTGGTCCTTATATACAAATTGCTACTACTGCTATGGGCGCATTGGTAAACGTTACTGAGGCAGAAGTAAAAGCACTTGCGAAGATGGGACAAATAGCCATAAGTGCTTTTAAACCTCTTGTATCTTTGGCAGAGGGTGCCGCATCAGCAATAAGTAAAATCTTTAGTAGTATCAAAAAACACAATGAAACTACAATGAAAAATTTGTGGCGTAATGTATTGCGTTATGGTATTGGTGTTCGTTCTATGTATTTTCTTGTGAGGAAAATACGTGCGGCCATTGGTGATGTAATAAATGAATTATCAAAACAAATACCTGAAGTAAATGCTCAAATGTCAGCATTTAAAACGGCTGTTAATGGATTGAAGGGTGCTCTTGCTACTGCTTTTCAACCTATTCTTACTGCCGTACTTCCTGCTCTTACGGCTCTGATAAATGCGGTATCAAGAGCAATAGCAGTTGTAGGTAAATTTATCGCACTTCTTACAGGACAGAATTTTGTTTACGCCGCTACTGCTACACAGGTTGATTATGCCGCTAGTCTTGATAAGACTGGTAAGAGTGCAAAGAAAGCAAAGAAAGAACTTGAAGGTTATCTTTCACCTATAGATGAAATCAACAAATATCAGACAAACAAAAACGATTCAGATTCAGGCGGCGGTGCTGGTGGTGGAGATTACACGCTCAAAAAAGTACCTATTGAAGATTGGATAAAAGATTTTTGGGATAGATTAAAGAAGGCATGGCAAAATGCAGATTTCTTTGATATAGGCAAAATGCTTGGTGATAAGATAGCAGAAGCATTAGCAAGTATACCTTGGGATAAGATTAAGAATGAAGCAAGAAGATTAGGTAAGTCACTTGCTACATTTCTTAATGGCGTAATGTACGGTGAATATGACGGTAAATCACTTGGCTATTGGATAGGTCGTACTTTAGCAGAGGCTATAAATACTGGATTTGAGTTCGCTAATCAATTTGTTAAAAATTTTGATTGGAAGAAACTTGGTCAAACCATTGTAGATGCAGTAAAAGGCGTATTTGAAAATCTTGACTGGAATGTTATTACAGAAACATTCGGCGAATTAGGAAAGGGAATTGGTGAAACCATTGCTGAAATATTCTCTGATCCTGACATATTTAATGAAATGGGTGATGCACTCGGTAGATTAGTAAATGCTATTGTTGATATGATATATAATTTCTTTAATCAGCAATCTGGTATAGATATAGGATTAGCAATAGCAAGATTTATCAATAGTGCAGTTGATGAATTTGATCCTAATGATTTTGCGGCTATGTGTAATAAGATAATGGAAGTTATTCTTAACGCACTTATTACTGCCACAAGAATTACAAAATGGGATCAGATAGGTGAAAAGATTGCACAACTAATAAACGGTATAGACTTTAAAATGATATTTGGCAAATATAAAGATTTAGCCAATAATATAATTGATGGCATACTTGATATGCTTGAAAGTTTTCTCGACACACTCACACCCGAGAAAATTACAGAGATTGGCGAAAGTATTGCAGATTTTATAAATGGTATAGATATTCAACCGAATCGTCTCGGTACAGTTGCAAACAACCTATTAAATGCACTATTAGATATTATTTTGGAGACCGTAAGTGATATAGAATGGGATAAAATTGGTGCAGACATAAAAGCAATGTTGGAAGAGATAGATTGGATTAGTCTTATTGGAAAATCTATTATCATTAAAAATCAGATAGAAACTGGCTTGATTGAATTGTTCGTTGCGGCAATACTTGGCATACGTGATAGTATTATTGAGAAATTTAAAGAGTTAGGTAAAAATATTTTAAAAGGTTTGATTAACGGAATACGGGAAGAAAATCCAGTAGTAGGAGTATTGAAATTCTTTGTTTCAATAGTAAAGGCAATAAGAGAATTTCTTGGTATACACTCTCCATCAACAGTATTTAAAGAAATTGGTACAGACATATGGGAAGGCTTTATAGAAGGCCTTAAAGACATCATAGATAAAGCCAAGGAAATATGGGAAAAACTCAAAACAAGTACGATTGAGAAATTCCAAGAAATTAAAGATAAAGTAGTTGAGAAAGTAACGGCATTAAAAGATAAAGCAATCGAATTATATCAGACTATTAAAGATAAAATCATCGAAAAAGTTACTAATCTTAAAGATGATGTTGTTAATAAATACGAAGATATAAAGACAAAAGTAATTGAAAAGATAACTGCTCTTAAAGATAAAGCAATAGAGATATACGAAAATATCAAAACAAAACTTGTAGATACTGTTACTAACATAAAAGAGACCGTAGTAGATACTTGGGAAGGAATGAAAACTTCTGTAGTAGAGATATTTGAGAGTATGTGGGATAAGATTAAAGGTGTTATCAATTCAATTATCGGTGGTGTTGAGTCCATGGTCAACGGAATTATAAATGGTCTTAACAAAGCAATAGAAGCCATCAATAATCTTGAATTTGATATACCTGGTTGGGTACCACTTGTCGGTGGTGAACATCTTGGATTTACTATACCTACAATGAGTGAGATTTCACTTCCTAGACTTGCTCAAGGTGCAGTAATACCTCCTAACAAAGAGTTTATGGCAGTTCTTGGTGACCAGAAGTCAGGCACTAATATAGAAACACCTCTTGCTACTATGGTTGAGGCTTTCAATACTGCTTTGAGAAATAGTGATGTTGGTGGTGTTAAACAGATAAACTTCCTTCTTCCTGACCGCCGTACTCTTGCACAGTACACGATAGCAGGTGGCAGAATAATACAGACAAGTACTGGTAAAAATCCATTTGAATTAGCATAAGGAGAATAACATGGCTAATTTTACAATACGTGATGATACAGGTAAATATGGAAATGTTGGCGACTATATAGAAATAAAAGCACCTGTAGAATATAAACCCATACTCGCCACAACTTCAACCGAAGATTCTGATAGAACACAAGACCTTGTAATGCATAATACACCAATGGGAACTATTGTAGGGTACGATATGACCTGGGGTGATATGAGTACAGAAGAAGTGAGAAAAATATTAGACCTTATGGTTAATAAATCATCTTTCAGTATGCATCATTTTAGTATTTTTGATGGATGGACTTATGATGATTTTTACGCCAGTAATTTCAATGTAGATTGCGTAAGATTAAGGCAGTATTGGGAAGGTAGTACACTACATAATGAAGAAAGTTGGAAAGGTCTTTCAATTAATATCAGAGCGATAAATCCACATAATGGAGTAAGAGCATGAGAAGTATATCAGCAGAAGCAAGATTAATAATGAACACAAGGCGTAATTTTGTAAATTACGCCCGTGTCACGTTGCATGATGGTACTGTACTTAATCTTAACCCTTCTGATTTCAGAATTTCAGGTAATAGTTTTACAGATGATTGGTGCGAAGGAGAATCAATACAATTAGGTAGCGTTATAGGAAAAACTGCCACAATTCTTCTTGATAATACAGATGGTAGAAAAGAAGATTTCTATACATTACAAACATCACAACCTGCTGATTGGTCAACAAATTTCAATGATTATTATATAAAAGAT